ACATATTACACCTAAAACATACTTTCCGGAGATAGGATAATGGGTAGATTTGCATCAGGTAAATACGCAAAAGCAATATCAGATAGATCTGGATTAGAGTTTCCGTACACAGAGATGGTCAGAGAATGGAATGGATCTTTTGTACATATATCTGAGTATGAAGAAAAACAACCACAACTTCAACCAAGAGCAAAATCAGCTGATCCTCAAGGTTTAAACAGAGCTAGACCGGATAGAACGGAACCAGCTACACCTAATTTATTACCAGGTAATCCATTTAGTTTAACTTCAGGGTCTGCAAATGTAACAGTAAAAGAACCTAACCACGGTAGATCTAATGGTGATACAGTTAGATTTAGAAATGTTGATGGCAGCCCTGGTGGTCTAGCATTTACAGTCTTTGAAAATGCGTCAGGATTTAGTATAAGTAGTGTAACAACAGATACGTATGTGTTTGGTGCAGGATCAAATGCAACGGTAACAGAAGAAGCAGGAGGAATGACAGTAACCGCAGGACCAGTTACTCAGCAAGCATAATGGCAGGAATTAGTTACGACACTTTAGTTACACAAATTAGAAACTACACAGAAGTAGATTCAAATGTTTTATCTACGGATCAATTAGAGAATATTATTTTAAATGCGCAATATAGAATTATGCGTGATATTCCAATTGATGCAGATAGAAAACAACAGTCTGGAAACTTGGTTCCCGGTCAGGAAACCATTAACTGTCCAGCAGGTGCCTTGTTTATAAGAGGCATCCAGGTCTATGATTCCTCATCTGTGCTCACAGGAACTAACGTTTGGTTAGAAAAGAAGGATGTAACATACCTTCAAGAATATCAACCCGTTACAGGAACCTCTGCAGCACAGGGTAGACCAAAGTATTATGCCATGTTTGGTAATGCTACAGGAGATGCAGACACTAATTCTGGACGTATCTTTTTAGCCCCTACACCTAATACAAATTATAAATTTAGAGTTCACTACAATAAGATGCCAGCGACTTTGGCCTCTGATAATACAACAAACTACATCAGTCTGAACTTCCCAAATGGCTTATTATACTGCTGTCTAGCAGAGACTTATGGCTTTTTAAAAGGCCCAGCAGATATGTTGACACTTTACGAAAACAAGTATAAACAAGAGGTACAGAAGTTCGGTGGAGAACAAATCGGTAGAAGACGAAGAGACGACTATACTGATGGTACTGTAAGAATACCCGTTAATTCACCAACACCATAAGGAGATAAAAAATGGCAAACACATCGGCAATATGTTCAAGTTTCAAACAAGAACTTTTACAAGGTAAGCACAGCTTTGAATCATCAGGCGGTCATACTTTTAAAATTGCATTGTTTGATAGCGACGCTACGTTAGGGGCTTCAACTACAGACTACTCAACGTCTGAAGAAATCACTAATACTTCTGGAACTGCTTACACAGCAGGCGGAGCTACTTTAACAAACGCAGGCGTTTCTTTATCTTCAACGACAGCCTTTACAGATTTTTCTGATGTCACTTACAGTTCAGCAACGTTTACAGCAAACGCTGCTTTGATCTACAACACAACAACAAATGGTGGATCAGGTACAACAGATGCAGTTTGTGCGATTGCTTTCGGTGGAGACAAAACTGCAACGAACGGAACTTTCACAATTCAATTTCCTACAGCAGACGCTACGAACGCTATCATAAGATTAGCATAGGAGGACCACTATGTCGGTTCAATCAGGATGGGGTCGATTCACCTGGGGACAAGCGTATTGGAACCGTGATGCTTTACTTGCAACTG